ATTAAAATGTTTGCCTCTTACGATAAAGATGAAAACGGTATTACGTTTGGGGATCGGACGATGATTCCTCGTCAGTGGGTGAAGAAGATAACGAAGATTCAGTAACTTCAGATGACTCACCTTCAACAGTCTTTGCATTTAAAAGCGGTGCGTAATCGTTTAGAATTTGTTTCATTTTTGCTTCTAACTCTTGTTCTGATAAATCCTCTAATTTTCCTGTTTTTATTATTTTTCGGTCTATATATAATCCTGCTGCTTTTCCTCGGTTGGCTTCAGCATTTACAGCGCTGGAAAAACTTCCTTTCTTTAAAGCGGCTTCTCTCAAACGAGCAAGCTCAGCAATATGACCTTCATAAGTAACTTCATGTTTCTTGAGTCGTTCTTCTCTTAACTCACCTACATACTTTGCAACAAGTGGTGACAGTCTTGGATTCATTAATTCTGATCCTTCTTGTCTTGCACGGTTAGGACTATACCCAGCAGCTATAGCAGCTTCTGTTTGAGTCATTGGTCCGTCTGGTCCACCGAATACGTAGAACTCAGCGAATCTCATTTGCATTTCTGTTAATCTTTTTGGTACACCCATAATTTTTTTAGTAGTCAGTTAGGGTTTAATTTAAGAAGATCAAAGAATCTAACTGACTACGGTTCAAAGAGTTATATGTTTATAACATTGACAATTTAAGGTAACTATCCTATATTGTCAACTATGAAAGTGCATAAAAATACACACGAGTTACAAAAAGAAATATTAGAACTGAAAGATACTTTGGAAGGTTTTAAAAAATTAGTCGAAGTTCAGAGACAAGAAATTCAAGAATTAAAAAAATATGTTTCTGAGGACATAAAAAACAAAAATCTCTTGCAAGGTTATAGAAAAGTGATAGAGGATATTTCATCTCAGGTGCGTAAATAATGTTTGTCAAACACCTGCAAGAGTATCTCGACAAGTTTACAGAAGGACCACAAGGTAGACGTGGTAATGCTGTCAGCAATGCCAGAATATACATTGCAACACCAAACGGTTATTTAGAAGAGATTAGACGTATTGAAGTTCACGAAAGTACAACGCCTGGTGATACTTCTATCCGTGTAGTTTTGAAACCAAACAAGGAAGAAAAACTAATTTTACCTCCTGGATATATTAAAGATTATTAACAATTTGAATACAGGAGTTACCTTGAAAAATGCATGGCACCAGAGCGTAAATTATATCAAAAAATCAAAAAACATTTTAACGAATTTAGTCTCATTAGACTGGAGAATCTTAGCCTTTCCGGCACTCCTGATCTATTGGTCTATAATAATAATCGGCACTTTTTCACTGTAGAGTTAAAAGTTACGAAAGGTAACACTCTTACCTTTTCACCACACCAAATTGCGTTTCACGTGAAGCATCCTGAGAATACATTTATCATAGCAGAGGCCCTCGGTCCTTGCTCCTCGAAACTTGTTGAGAGAAATATTTATCTGTACCGTGGTTCATGCATCACGGAGCTTGTGGCTCAAGGCTTGAAGCTTGAACCTTGCTGCTTGGGGCTTGAGGCTTGTGCCTCGTTCTTATCTAAGCTTGGAGCTTGAGGCTTGCGGCTTGCTGCTTGCGGCTTGGAGCTTGTGGCCTGAGGCGTACGTCCCTCCTCCGCCGTCGCGGGATCGGGACTAATAGCCTTCTTCACGTGTGAAGCTTTTAATTTTTTATAATAATCAGGATGTTTGAATACGTGGCTCATTAGTGTTTACCATAAGCCACGTTTCTAACAGAAGGGTCCCAGCATGCGCGACAGTCTTTGCATTCATTGTCTTGATCAGGCGCGGGACAGGTTCTCCCTGATCCGGATACGACCGTTGAAGTGTTTGGCCAGCTGGCCGCTGCTTCCTGGTCTACCATCGGCATTGAAAATCTTAAAACTAAATTGTCAGGTTTATTTTGTAAATGGTCCTTGGTCCATGCTTCACGCGTTGGCAACCAGTGTCTGGTCTCAGGCGTGAGCCTTGCAACTGTAAAGATCTTCTCTAAGTGAGCTGCGTCCTGCACGTCTCCTGAGTCGTGCCACCTGAACCACTTCGACTTTTTAGAATTGATCAGAGCTACCATTGCCCGGACCCAGTCTTTATGCTTAATGCTTTCTAAGCGTCTATATTGAGCTGCTTGTACAACCGGAAAAACATAACAACCTTTGTCCGCATAGCATCCTTCGCAGGTGCTGCCTGGTACAAGTTTTAATTTTCCTCCAGTTTTACATTCTGCCGCTGGTATACCATAGGCCCAGCCTGGCATCTTTGAGGGCTTACTTAAACCGCCCACTAGTTTTAATGCTTCTTTTGTATTCATAATTTATATCTTTCTGTTAAATCTGTTTTTAACACGTGTACCGGGTTTGTGCAAGTTTTTTTGAATCAGCTTGTGGCTTGCGGCTTTTGGCGCTTGGGCCTTCAGGCTATCAAAAAATTTCCTGCAGCTCTTCAGGTACCAGTCCGGCAGCGTGCCATGGTCCTGAATGAACCACGGCAACAAATTATTTTTTGTAAGTCTCACGCCACCTCCTTGGTAGATCCAGCAGGTGATGTGTCTGTTACAGTCACCTCCGCATCAGTCTCAATCCAGACTCTGGCGCCGCAGCTAAGAGGCTTGTCAGGACTGTAGACCACGGTTGATGGTCCGTGGATCTGGACGCTATGTCCATACGTATTTGATTTATAAGTTTTAACCGTGATCACCGGTTCATTGTAACCATTAGATTTATTTCTTCTAATGATGTGTTGGTTTATGTGTATATATTTTTTCATACTTTCTCCTTCTGTTAACGCTCAGGTCCGTGCGGTGCTGCGCGCTACGCACGTCTTATGCACCAGTCTTCGGGCCTCATCTAGTTTCAGTTGCCTCCCGTCCTGAGCTGCGTTTGCAATAAACGCCATATTCACTGTATATAGGATGATCCTATATATGTCAAATTCTTTCTTCAAGTTATCCACAGCTTGAGGCTTGAGGCCTGAGGCTTCTTTCTTTCTCCAGTTTAGAATGCAACTTAGAAGCATTCTAAACTGGTTTGTTAAATTATTTTTGTGAGTCAATATACTCCCTGACGCTCCAGGCCAAGTGTTCAATTTGATCGAAGAGCCATTCGCCATCAGCGCCTTCCAGCATCTCCCACACGTGATCCTCACAAAATTTATAAATTTTATCTTCAGACCACTTGTCATAATTATCCGGAAAGTTTTCTCCCAGGAAATGTCCTGAAGCCCATATCATATCGTCTTTAGTACTCATATATACCTTTCTGTTATCCCTCCTATATAATGAAGGATTTAAATCTTGTCAAGCTTGCTGCTTGAAGCTTGAGGCTTTTTTCTTTTTTTAGTTTAGAATGCAACTTAGAAGCATTCTAAACTGTAATTAGTAGGACCATCACCTTTCAGTGAGGCTGTAACCAATAATGCTTGCAAGTCGACTAGACAAGCATGTGCAATGGTCCAACAAATTACTATCAGTAGGTGCGCCGGGAGAGGTGAACGCCCATATTTACAGTTCACATTCGGGGTACCCTTACGCACTCATCCTGGTATAGTGTTTAAACTCACCGCAAACCCTACTGATACCGGATCCAAGTCCCTCTTTTACCGTCACCGGTAGTGAGTGCTTTTAAACTTGGATCGGGCATCAGTCCCTCTCATAACTCGATACGTTGCCGTTCAGTCAGCAAGGGACTAATCAATTTGGGGTGATGATTATGATACACCCCAAATCTAAATATTTATTTTAACATAACAAAATAAATAATCTATATCCTATATAATCCTATTGACAGGAATGTCAAGATAGTTTATAAAAAAAATTATTAACAATTAACAGAAAGGACTAAATGTCAAAGATACGATTAAATACTGAACTTCGTAATAAGATGTTCAATAAAATAAAAAATGTGTTTGAAACTGAAAACACTCAAGAACGAGAGGCATACTTACAAGCAAGAGAGAATGTTAATGTGGAATATGCAAAAGCATTTGAACTTGCAAAAGAGATTGTTGAGAGAGCATATCCTCAAGATGATGTTAAAGTATTACGACACTTTAAACAAAAGTATGGTAGCCCTTGTGATGTAGTTGCAAAAGATAAATGTTTTTATTTTGCACACACAGAAAAAAATGATGAGAATGAAGATGAGGAAACTAAATCTCATTTTGATTTTGGTTTGTTTGGCAATCTAAATGGTAGTGAATACTCGCATGATGAGGGTAGAAAGTTTGCCTATGCTTACTATAGAGATGAGTTAAAACAAAATGGATTAAATGCTGATATCCTTGCTGAACAAGAGGGCAAACAAGATAATCCATTTAAAACTAAACACCAAGAGGCTAACGATAAATTTCTTGGTAGTCGTAATGGTTATTATGATGACCAAAGTGGGATTACTAAATCTTTTAATGACCAATACCAATTAGATGTTATTGGAACTTCTCATTGTCGTTCTCGAACTATTGCTTGTACTAAAGATGAGTACCAACGATTAGAACAATGGCGAGTTGCTAAAGGCAATCTAGTTTCAACGCACCAAACATGGATTGATAGTATTTCAAAACAATGTGAACAATTAAAGATTGGATTGAAAGCATATCGTTATTTGAGTGAGGCAGTTGAACTTGCAACAGAACTTGGCATACAAGTTGATGAGGCAGAATTGATTAGAACTAATAGTACAGGGCTAACAATTTATA